CGTGTATTGTATGTTGACTGGTTTGCCACAGGTGCCGCAAAATATCATACCCCTGAAAGAATACTCTTCGCAGGGAGAGGGCCTTCCACTGCTATGACGCATTCGGATGCTTTGAGCGACCGACCACATTTCTTTATCAATAATCACCGGCAAGCATTCCTCCACCAAAAATTGTGGTAGTTCGCCTCTGTTTATTACAGACTTATGTGACACGGGGTCCTGAATAAAGGTCTTTTGAAATTTACAATCTCCACAGTATTTTTCGTTGGCGAGAAAGTTTTTGACAGTAGTGCTTGCCCACGAAGCACCGTCGCGTCTTGTTGGAACATCGTCCGCAATCAGCCCAACAGCAATATCGGCATAATTATAGCCATTGATAAATTCCGTGTAGATTCGTTTCAGAATGAGTGCTTCTCGCTCGTCAATTGCTAACTTACCATCCTTTTTGCAAAAACCATATACATTGGCGATGGCGAGGCTCTCAATCAGGCCCTTTTCATATCTGCGTCTTTTTCCCCACTTGATATTATCGGACATACTAACCGCCTCCGACTCCGCAAGCGCCGCCATCAGCGTTAGAAGCAGCTCTCCCTCCGGCGAATAGGAATGCAGGTTCTCCTTCTCAAAAAACACATCGATTCCGAGGCTGCGCAGTTCTCTGGTAAACACGAGTGTGTCGACCGTGTTGCGCCCAAAACGTGATACGCTTTTTGTAATGATTCCGTCCACCTTCCCGGCGCGGCAATCCTCGATCAACTGCAGGAACTGTGCTCGGTTCTTTGTGCGTGTGCCGGAAATGCCTGTATCAGCATATATTCCAGCAAATTCGCAGTCATCAGCCTGAGAGAGCATATTCTCGTAATAAGTTACCTGTGCCGCAAGACTGTGCAGCTGCTCGTCCTGTTGACTTGAAACGCGGCAGTATGCGGCGATACGGTTACTCTTCCGTATTTGCGGTTTGGGCAGAAACGTCACAATCTCCCTTTTTTCGTTTTGCATATTTTCTCACTCCGTTCTGTATCGTACACGAAAGCTCGGTACCGTCTCTGAATACAAAGATGACCGTGCAGTCTGAATTAACCTTTATATAATTGACCGTAGCTTGAAATACCAGTGGGTCAAATTCCTTCATAAGACCGTCCAACTTATCCAGTTCCCTCAGAAAAGCAGTAATTTGAATACGCTTTGCGCCAAGGAGCCCTATCTGAGAGGATAGTTCCTTCCTTTTCTGCTGCAGAATTTCGTGGCGGGCAAGGTGCTCTTCATAACGCTTGTTGATTTCTTTTATGCCGTCTTTTTGCTTACTGCCCACTGTAAGCAGATTGTTAATCAGCGTGGATATTTCACCGCATTCGCGGTTCACGTCCTCAAGCTGAGCTTGAAGTGCGCTGTCGTCTGTAATTGCATCAAGGCAGAGCGCGTAATTGGCTTTGATTTCACTCTTGCGTGTAATGATGCTGTTTATGGCTGCAACAAAGGTTTCCTCGATGCTCTCTTCCTTTAGCGTCGGCGTATCGCAGTAATTACGCTTCATGAACTTGTTGTTGCAATGCCAGTGCCATGAAGAGTATTTGCTGCCTGCGTGCCATATCTTTCTGCCGTAATACCCACCGCAATCCGCGCAGATAATTCGCCCTGAGAAAATTGAGACGCACTGAGCATGACCACCGGCCGCTTGACGCCTGCGGAACTCCTCCTGAACCATCTCAAACACCTCCGGCCGAATGATTGCCGGGTGATTTTGAGGTATATAGTACATCGGTAATTCGCCTTCGTTTTTCTTACTCGTTTTCGACAAAAAATCTATGGTGAATTTTTTTTGTAAAATTGCGTCGCCCCTATATTTTTCGTTTTGGAGGATGCTTACTATAGTAGAAACCCGCCATATCGTCTTTTTACCAGGCGTTGGTATCTGTTCCTCGGTCAATCGGGTCGCTATGTCGTAGGGCGTTTTCCCGGAAAGATACTCATCATATATACGCCGAACGATTACTGCCTCTTCTTCGACGATTTCCATCTCGCCGGCTTCCGAGCCTTTCTTATAGCCGAGGAAATTCGAGTACGCAAGGCTCATCTTGCCATCGGCGAATCGTTTGCGTTGACCCCATGTGGTGTTTTCGCTGATGCTACGTGACTCTTCCTGCGCCAGCGAAGACATGATGGTGATAAGCAACTCGCCCTTTGAATCAAGCGTGTAAATATTTTCTTTTTGGAAATACACCTCCACGCCTTTTTCCTTTAGCTTGCGAACCGTTGTAAGACTGTCGACCGTGTTTCTGGCAAAGCGCGAAACGGACTTTGTAATGATGAGGTCAATTTTTCCGTCTAACGCGTCGGCAATCATCTGATTAAAACCATCGCGTTTCTTCATGTTGGTTCCCGTAATACCTTCGTCAGAATACACATCAACAAATATCCATTCCGGATTGCTTTGAATGTAGGTGGTATAATAATCCATCTGTGCTTCGTAGCTGTTTTGCTGTTCTTCTTTTTCTGTTGACACACGCGCATAGCCCGCAACTCTCCGTTTCTTTATCGCGCTATGCGATTGAGCGGAAACAATCGGGACCGTAGCTTGTATCACTTGTACTACTTTTCCTGCCATTGAATTATGACCTCCTCAAAGCGTTCTGGCGAGCAGCCTCACGCATTTCATCCGTCCAACTTTTACTTCGTGACCGATCTTGCCATCGATAAGTAATTACATCGCCATTTCGAAACACAAAGCGAAGCAAATTGTCCTCAAGAGCGTCGACATACTCAATGTTCGCTGTTAAAGCTTCATCATCGAATGCGGTCAAGCCGAGCACCTCCGAAGCAGATGCTTTTAGCGTAGATTCAGGTATGGACTTTGAGGTGCAATACTTTTTCCCTTTGGTGTTATAGGTCGAACAGCACCAGACTACATTGTAAGGCGTTGTTTTCCGACGATAATTCTTGCCGCAAATGTCGCAGCGAATCTTGCCTGTGAATGCGCTCCGGGTTGCCGGCTTGTCAGATGCTGAAGTTCTGCGCCGCCGTAGTTCGTATTGGACTGACTCAAACGCTTCTTTATCAATAATTGCCTCGTGGTCTGACTCCACATAGAACTGCGGTAGTTGCCCGATATTCGGCACCTGCCTCTTCGTCAAGTGGTCTGTCACAAGCGTTTTTTGAAGCCGTAAATCGCCAATGTATTTTTCATTAGTAAGAATCCCGCGAATGGTATCGGTGTGCCATTCACATCCGAATCGCGTCATAGTGCCCTCGCCGTTCAGAATGTTACAGATTTTCTGTAGTCCGCAGCCGTCAATGTAGAGCCCGTAAATGCACCTCACAAGGTCAGCCTCGTCGGGAACCATTGTGATTTCCCCATGGACAAGACGATAACCGAGCATGGTGCAGGTTGAAGCCTTGCCTTCTTCAAACCCCTTTCTGATACGCCATTTCACATTGTCGCTGCAAGACAGGCTTTCGGCTTGCGCGAACGAACCGAGCAATGTCAGCATGACCTCGCCTTCGGCGCTTAATGTGTATATACCTTGTTCCTCGAAAAAGACATCGATGCCGAGGCTTTTCAGCATTCGCACAGTGCGTAATAACGTAACTGTGTTTCGAGCAAACCGCGACACCGATTTTGTAACAACCATATCAATTTTTCCGGCTTTGCAATCTGCCAACATTAGCTGGAATTGCTCTCTTATTTCACTTGTTCCTGTTTTAGCTTCGTCAGCGTAAACGCCCACGAACTCCCAGTCCGCATTGTTACAGATGAAACTGTGGTAGTAGTCAATCTGTGCAGCAAGAGAATGCAGCATTGCGTCCTTGTCACAGGAAACCCGTGCATAGGCGGCGACCCTTTTCTTGTTCAAACTAACCGCCGGAGCAGGCGTAATGTCAATTATTTTCTTTCCCATTTCAAGTCCTCCTTTTGTAGGTGACATATTAACTCTGACTTGGATACATAGCAAGTCATTCTGGAACAATACATTCAACGAATATTGGGCAGTATTTTTGGCGTAGAATTGTATCGATTTTCGAGTACTCCTCGAAAGAAATCACTTTATTTTCAAGCATTTTCTTAAACGGAGCGATGCTAACATGATACATGATTTCCTTTTTCATCTGTGCTTCCGTCATACTGAAGGACCACCTTTGAAGCGACCAGCTATATAACAGTTGTGGGAACAGTATTTTCTATGCTGATTTCCATACGCTGTAAAGTCATGACCGCAGGTTTCACAGGTAAAGGCGTATACCGCTTTTCGACTAACATGGTCTTGATGCGTATTCCACCATGCCACGCGGCATTCCGTTGAACAGAAGCGACGTGACTTCATGCCGGGAATCTGCACAACTGGCTTGCCACATTGTGGACATAAGCCCCCCGCGTTTTTTGTGGTCGTATGAGCGGCTCGTTCACCGCTCAGTTTATTTCTCTGGCAGTAGCTTTTAATCGTGTCTTTGCCAATGCCAAGCAAATCTGCAACTGCTTTATATCCACAGCCTTTACTGCGCAGTTCTGCTATTTTAGCTTTCTGTTCATTTGTCATGTTGACTACCTCCTCAGAGGGGCGGGTTTACTATCGTCCTCTAAGTCCCAGTCAAAGAAAACACGCCTGATTCGAACCCCTAATATGAAAGAAATCCCGCGACAGTGAGATTAATCACCATCGCGGGGCTGAATATAAACTGGTGGTCAACAACTTGACCTGTGGTTTATGGACTTGTGGTCGTAAGTGGGTTATCCTTTATTCGCTGTACTTTACAAAAGCATCAGTAAAACCAGCCGCCTTAATCTTAGCAAGCATGGTGTCTGCGTTTGACTTAACAGAATACGCACCGACCTGCACACGGTAGTATTTCTTCGGCGCAGTCGGTGTGACGGGAGCGGGTGCTTCCGTTGCCGCCAGCCCAGCCTTTACATCAGCACGGAAAGTATCCATGCTCTTTCCGTGCTTCGGGAACCAGTGCATAACATCACCGTGGTTGCTGGCAATCCCCAGCTTGTTACCCTCACTGTGGCAGATTATATCCTTTTCAGTCATTTCGTAATGTTTGCAAAGATACACGCAAAGCTCCACGGCTTCCTTATAAACGGCAGAGAAATACGAGGCATCGGTCAGACCGTCCTCGCAGATTTCAAAGCCGATATGTGTATCATTTGCAGAACCACCGGCGTGCCAGCCACGATGATTCCAAGGAAGCGTCTGATAAGTGGCAATACTGCCGTCAGCCAGCTTGCCGATGAAGCCGTGGACGCAGACCTGCCGACCGTCCGGCTTGTCCTGATTCCAGTGGTTATTGTACTGGTTCTTGCCGAGCAGGCCGTCATCGGGACTGACATAGCGTTTCAGGTTGGGGTTATTCGCCCCGGTAGAATGCACCATGATACCCTTTGGTGTGATGGTCCCGCCTGCCTTGTAGCAGGCGTTGTTTATGAAGATGAGCTTGCGTAGGTTCATTTTTTATCCTCCGTTCTGTTGTGAAGCTGTTCCAAAATGTCTTTTAGCTTTTGCGGTACGGGCAGGCCGATGTGCGCGGCGTTTTCGAGTATAGAAACACCCTCGTTCGAAAGATAGAAAAAGATGACCGCTGTCCGTATAACTGAGCCGTCACCGATAACGCTTTTGTCTATGATGTGTCCGATTGC